AAAGCACAGGTTTGTATATAAACCCTGTTAATTACTATTCGGATAATCCATCATTTTTTGATTTCAAGCCGCCTGCATATAAAGCCCCAGTTGGCGTGGATCGTGGTCGAGACATTCTTGATAACGAAACGAACGACAACGGCGACAGCATTGACGATTTGAATAGCCGTTATCAGAACGATAACGAATACATCCCTTTTGAAGATTTGCCGAAGGGCGGTTTTAGGGAGCAAGTGATTGCTGCCTTTATTGATGCTAAAGCAGCTGGTTATTATGATGAACCGGGTCGTTTAAGAGGGCCGTATGATCGCCCTTCTAACAAGATGACTGATAAGGGCTATGCGAAGGCTCGCGCTCACGCTTTGAAGGGCAACATGGATAACAGTCCTTCTGACTTAGATGAGTATTGGGATGACAACTCTTCTATTTTTTGGGATGAGTATGCAATGATTACGGATCAGTATTCAACGAATGAATAATCGTGATCTTGTCCGTCAGCGTGTGGCATTGGCTAAGGAAAGCCCTACGTCGTCTGCTGTCCATGTGGACACAATTATGGGAAATGTGACCACAAGTAGCCGCAAGAAGAAACGGAAGAAACCTTCCAAGAACGCTATGGGTAAAGCCAGGGGCGGTTTGGGTGAATGGTTTGAAGAGAAATGGGTTGATATTTCACGCCCTAAAAAGGGTGGTGGTTTTGAACCTTGTGGTCGAGAGGATGCGGAATCAGGTAAATACCCGAAATGTGTTCCTGCTTCAAAAGCTGCTTCTATGTCTGCAGCTGATCGGAAGTCGGCTGTGCGACGTAAGAGAAGGGCTGAGTCCACTCAAACAAGAGTTGGGAACAAGCCAATCAATGTTGCTACCGATGTTGAGAAGGCATCAAAAAATGTGCCTACTAATAAAGAGTTGTACGCGCGCGTGAAGGCTGAGGCGAAAAGCAAGTTTGATGTTTACCCTTCGGCGTATGCGAATGCTTGGCTTGTCCGGGAATACAAAAGTCGTGGTGGCAAATATAAGGTTGAGAAGGCTGATTCCCCTGCATGGCAAACGAAGGCAGGTAAGAACCCTAAGGGTGGTTTGAATGCTAAGGGTCGAGCCTCATATAAGCGTGAAACTGGCGGTACTTTGAGGCCACCTGTGAAGCGTGGGGATAATCCTCGTAGGGCTTCGTTCCTTGCTCGGATGGGCAATATGCCAGGCCCTGAGCGTGATGCGAATGGTGAACCTACCCGGCTGTTGCTTAGTTTGCAGGCTTGGGGGGCTAGTTCTAAGGCTGACGCACGTAAGAAGGCAGCGGCGATTTCGGCTCGGAACGAGAACAAAAAGAAATCCTGATTTAGCCATTTCAGGTACTTGACAGGGGGCTAGTCTGCCCCTATACTTATCTTGTCGGGCAGGGAGCTTGACAGAACAGGAGCAAGAAATGGCAACAGCAACAATGACCGAAAACATGGTCAGCAAGGAAAAATGTTCGGAGGTGTCGCGTGAAATTGATGCGGCGATTTCCTTCATTTTTGAAAAGCACAACCTGAAAGTCACGAAGCGAGCCTCAAAGTATGGCGACAACTACGAGTTCAAAATCGTGGCTGAAGCCCAAATGATTTCCGAGGATGGAATCAACTTGGCAAGCCCTGATGTGATCTACTACAACCGTTTCGGTTACACCGCTTACCTCGGTATTGCCAATCGGGATATGGTTCAACTTAAAGCCCCAATCGGCACGAAGTTCAGTAGTGGTGGCAAAACTTTCGCCTTCGCTGGTGTTCGTTCTCGTGGCAAAAACAAAATCTTAGGTGTTTGTCAGGAAACCAAAAAGACTTTTATTTTTGCAGACACGATTATCAATTATCTAAACACAATGGTTTGAACCAATTGACCAAGTAAAGGAGACATATGGCAGATCAAACATCTGCCCATGTGCGTCAACCTGACGGTGAACAAACAGAGTTCACCGTCTTGTTGGCATATGGGGAGCAATTCAACAACAATGAAACCAAGGAGAATCATGTCAAAGTTAGATAAACAAATCCAGGAACAGCGAGATGCGTTGGCTGAAAAGATCTTTCAGTTGCGCTCCAAGAAGGGGTTGAGTCAGCAGGCATTAGCCGACGTTGCTGGCATTGATCGCAAGACGGTGAACCGTATTGAGTGCGGTCATTTCTCACCTTCGATAGACACGCTGGTTCGTTTGGGCGATGCTTTCCGTTTGAAGCCAGCGAAGTTGCTCGGCTGATGCGTAGGTTCAGTCCGTTAAAAAAATGGAAAGAAAACCTCCGTTGGTGGTGGTTTTTTCACGTAACAATTCAACACAAAGACAAGGAGAAAGATAATGGCTGAAGCGTATTCATTTACTGTCACAGTTGCGAAGCGAAGCGATTGTGAGTTCCCAACCACCGAGGCTGAGGCGGCAAGGATTGTCGGCTGGCTGTTAGAGCAGGGCGCATATTTGGACATTTTGGATGTTCGCCGAGCAGAAGTGCAGTTGGTGTCCAATGTCTGATAACCCGATCCCGGATATGGGAATCAATGCCGAGTTCGGCTGGTGTTTGGCTGTGCTTGTTGGGCCGCAAGGCAAAGATCGGTTTTACGGCCCATTTGAATGCGAGTCAATTGCTCGTGCTTGGATCAAGGGTCAACCGTTCACGGAGCGAGACAGTATCGGAATCATGCCTTTACGGAGAACCGACGTTGTTCGAGAACGGATGGATTTCCACCATCCTGCTTTGGACTGGGATCCCACCGATTTTTGGTCTGTCGTTATCCAAGGCAAAAGCCAATGATTGCGCTGGGTGAGGATTACCGCAAGTGTGGCTGTCTGATCCCAGCGTTAGCACGGCATATAAACAACCCTGTTTGTGGAGATAAACCTGAGGATGATGACGAATGATTGTCCGAGAGTTCTCTGTCATATGCGATGGTTGTGGTCGTGTTGATCAGGACAAGTTCGCTTATTCAAGTGATCTGAAATACGAGAAATCAAATGAAGGATGGAAGTTCTCTAACGAGGCTTATTGTCCGAAGTGTGTTAATGAAAGTAATTCTTGTCCAGTTTGTGAGGAAATTGTGGGCAGATAACTAACCCCCTGTTTCTGTCCGAGAGCGCATACCCCTGCCTATATGGTGGGGGTATGTCGTTTCCTGAGCAACCTGACACGCCGTTATTGGAAGCATCAATCGCTTTGAATGAGATGTTTAACACGATGGTTAAGTCAGGTTTTACGGAGATTCAGGCTTTGAGGCTGGTTGCTTTCCTTATTGAAGACATGACTCTTTCAGACAGCGAAGACTAAAACCCTATACAGGGCTTCTAAACAGTCCTTTACCTTAGAATGGCGAAAATGGCAGCTCAACCCGATTTTCAGGAAATTGGTTCATCCGGGCTTCAACGCACCTCAGGATTCGTAATTGATGACTTCATCACGAACTTACGTGGTGTTCAAGGTATGCGCGTATGGCGCGAAATGTCGGACAATGATCCAGTTGTCGGCGCAATGCTCTATGCGATTGAGCGTTTGATTCTGGCTATTGAGTGGGATGTTGAGCCTTACACGGAAAAGAAGACTGATTCGATAAAGCGCAAGGATCAGGGTCAGGCTGATTTCATCAAGGAATGTATGGATGATATGAGCGAGTCTTGGCCTTCCATGTTGTCGCAGATTTTGTCGTTTTTGCCTTTCGGTTTTGCTTATTGTGAGATTGTCTATAAGAAGCGTCAAGGGCCAGATCAGAAGGACAGTCGCCGAAAGTCCAAACATAGCGATGGCAAGGTTGGCTGGAGAAGGATTGCCCTTCGCGCGCAGGAGACTTTGTGGGATTGGGAGTTTGACGAGAATGGCTCTATTCAGGCCATGCGACAGTCAGATCCTTCTGTTCCTAAGGGCGTAGTTTCTATCCCTATTGAGAAGGCTTTGCTGTTCCGCACGGCTACGCCACGTAATAACCCTGAGGGTCGCTCAATTCTCCGTAATGCGTATCGCCCTTGGTTCTTTAAGAAGACCATTGAGGAGATTGAGGCTGTAGGTATTGAGCGTGACTTGGCTGGTTTGCCTGTCGCTTATGTGCCACCGTCTTTGTTGTCTTCTAATGCCACCGCAGCTGAGGTTTCGGCTCGTAACGCTATGCAGGATCTGATCCGGGGCATTAAGCGCAACGAGAATGAGGGCATTTTGTTCCCTCTTGCCTATGACGAGCAGGGTCGTGAGCAGTACAAGTTGACTTTGTTGAGTTCCGGGGGAACTCGTAACTTCAATACTGATGCAATTATTGCCCGCTATGACCAACGTATTTCTATGATCATTTTGGCTGACTTCATCCTTTTGGGCCATGAAAAGGTTGGCTCATTTGCTTTGGGTGCTTCCAAGATTGACTTGTTCACATCGGCTATCCAGCAGATTGCTAACTCGATTGCAGACACTTTCAACCAACATGCGATTCCTCGTTTGATGAAGCTGAACGGTATGGATACGAGCCGTATGCCGAAGATCAAGCCGGGTGAAATCACCCATGTTGACCTTGGCGTTCTTGGCGACTTCATCTCCAAGATGGCTGCCGCAGGTGCTATGCAACCTGACCTTGAATTGGACAACTTCCTACGTGGTTTGGCTAACTTGCCGAAGCGAAGCGAAGAAGAGGGTGTCCCTCAGCCAGGTATGGGTATGCCACCTGAGCAGGGTATGCCACCGATGCCAGGACAAGCCCCAGCCCCTGAGGTCAATGTGTTTGATCAGGTTGGGCAAGGCGGCGAAGCCGAAGCCACAGGAGCAACAACCGCTGACGCTAAGGAGTAGTCATGCCGTTCGTACAAAAGCGGATAGCTCGGCACGACGTTCAGTTATGCGATGATGATGTTCCCGGCTTTGAGCCAGTATTTAAGGCTTTTGATGACACGATAGACCCGGCTATGCAAGCTGATATTGAGGCGTTGCAGCGGCTTTATCAGAATGCGATGAGCGGGATGAGCGCGACTGTTGATCGTATTCGTGAAGGTTTGATTCGTCAGGGGCGTGGTGACGATCTTCGTTTGTTTCAGGAAACCTTTGCTGCACAAGCAATTGAGGATTTACGTCGTTCGCTTGGTGATGTGAGTCTTGCCACCGAGGAGCAGGTTATGGCTGAGATTCAGGCCGCTATAACTCGACTTCCTACCGGGGTTGCCGGGGTGATGCGATTTGATAATAAGGACCCGCGCGCTATTCGTTGGGCCGAGCAACGTGCTGGGGCGATGATTAAGCAGATTGAGGTGGATACTCTTCAGGCTGTTCGTGGGGCTATTTCAAGGGTTTTGACGGGTGGTGGCGGTATTCAGCGAGCTGCAAGGGATATCTCGCGTGTGGTTGGTTTACATGATCGCTGGCAGACAGCGGTGAACAACTACTACAACAAAGAGGTTGCTCGATTGACTCGGACTGCTGGGTTGGAGAATGCGATGATCCAAGCCCAGGAGTTGGCTTTGAAGTATCGAGATCAGTTGATTCGCGCGCGCGCGGTGAACATTGCCCGGACAGAGATTTTGGCTGCACAGAACATTGGTCAGGTGTTGTCGTGGTATCAGGCCGCCGATCAGGGTTATTTGGATTTGGCTACAGCGGAGAAGGAATGGGTTATTGGGCCTGATGGTTGGCGCGGGGTCAATGTTTGTCCTATTTGTTTGGATTTGGCTGGTTCTCGTGTGCCTGTTTTGAGTCTTTTTAGTAATGGCGAGATTTGCCCCCCGGCTCATCCTTCTTGCCGTTGTACGTTGAATCTGATCGCTTTGGTGGGTGTTGGCGATGATATTGAGGCTGTGACCGCCGAGGATGAGGTGGACTGATGCCTTGGCATTTTAAGTCTGAGGGCGATCAGGTGTTGGTTGTCCGTGACCGGGATCAGAAGGTTGTTGGTCGTCATGCGAACCGTAAAAAGGCAACTGCACAGTTACGGGTTTTGTATTCGTTAGAGAAAGCACAGTTTGCTTCACGTACGGAAGCTGCACGATATGCGGCAAACATGCGGTGGAAAAACCATCAGAAAAAAGAAGATGACAAAAAGGGTCGTGGTGACAAAAGCCCTCTTGCTCAATCAATTATTGAGGCAAACGAGTCCCTTAAAAAAGCAGGGATTACTGTTCGTGCAATAGAAATGGACAATTCAGGATCTGAAGAGATGCAACAATTGTCAGAAAAACTACGAATCAAAATAGAAAAATCAGCCAAAATAATAAGTAAAAGCAAAAACTTTGCTCCACTTACCCAAGAGAGGTGGTTTTTTGAGGCGGTTAATCTTATGAAAGCAAGTGTGAAAGTTCAAGATGATGCTTTGATGCTACGCAAGGTATTTATGATAGTTGCAGAAAAAGGTAATGCGATAGTTGGTGCAATGAGATATGTTCCCGATTCTTTCAAAGAAGAAGCGAAACATTTACAAGAAGGAGAAATACCTTCTGCTGGCTCACTTCGGGTGTTAAAAGGCGTTGGCACGGCTATGTTTGGCGAAGCAATCAAAATAGCAGCACAAACAGGAACAGGAAGAATAAGAATAGAAGCACTAAACACCGCAGAGCCATTTTGGAAATCTCAGGGTTTTGAGCGAGTAAAAAATGCCAAACTTAAAGAAAACTCTACTTACGACATGACGATAGATGCGGATACTGTTCAAGCACTCGCTAAGGAGATTTCATCGTGATCATTCCAACTTTTGAAGAAATGGATGATGCTGTTGAAGGCTTGTTGGAACTTTTTGAGGAACAAGATTCGCAGTCTTTGGTTGATCTGATCAAGGCTTCTTTTGGGGGCGACAGGTCAGCTGCAGGCAGGTATGCCGCAGAACAACGCTGGAAGGGTCACAAGAAGGAAGAAACAAAAGGGTCTGCATCAAAGAAGGATGCGATTGTGCAGTCCTTTTCGATAGCGATGGGCTTGAAGTCAATCCCTTGGGCCGCAAACAGCAAAGGCGATTATGAGGATTTGATTGAAAACGGTGTTTCTGAGGAAAGCGCAAAACTGGCTACAAGCGCAAGTGTCACTTTGGGTGATTATGGTGATCCTGTTGTAGCGGCAGGCAACTGTGGTACTGCTTCGGTAGATGTTGGATCATTTTTGATTATTGCTGGTGTCGCCAAAGAGGGCGAAGTTTTTATACGTGAGGTTGGAGAACCTCGTTACGGCGGCGAGGGTGGAACACACTTTGTTACCCATGTTGGCCCAAAGGATTCAGAGGATGCGATTATCGTGGATTTCACTTTGAGACAGTTTGACCCAAGTGCAGATTTCCCTTGGGTGGGTACGGTAAAGGAATACCGTGAACAAGGTTATGAAACCGAGGAGTTTGTCGGCCCTGAAATGGGTAGCGATATGGACCCTATTGATGCTTCAGGCACTGTGCTTTACCC